GTCGACAAAGCCCCAGATTTCAACACACACAGTCCGGCGCTTGCTGGAAAACAATCTGAGAAACAGAACAATGGCGAAACAGAAAACAAAACCCGAGGGGGCTGGGGGTCAGTCTGCAGTGATTGAGCAAATCCCAACCGTTGAGCTTGTGCCCTACGCTCGCAACAGTCGAACACATTCGGATGAGCAAGTCGCACAGATTACGAACCCTTTAGTGGATCAGGGTCGACACTGATTGCATGCGAGCAGTTGCAGCGGCCATGCTTTGCAATGGAATTGAATCCACAATATGTAGCGGTGGCATTACAGCGGTTTAAGGACGCGACAGAAAAGGATCCTGTACTTGAATTGCTGTAAAGGTGGCAACCAATGACAGAAACACAAATCGCAAGAATGGAAGCCCGCGCAATGGAGCAACGCTGGCCCATAAAGCCGGAATATCGGGACGCTTTGATAAAACGAAACATGAATATCATCCTTAATCCGAAAAGCACAGAGCGTGCAGTTGCGGCAGCGTCAAAGGTCATGCTTGCGGCGGAACAACAAAACCAACTCGACGAGCACAAGGTGATCGATGTTCGCGTTCAAACCCGACACGATGAACTGGCTGGAATCGCTGCCGACCTCGGAATTGAAGTCGATCTTGTCGAAAATGCCGCGCGACAGGCAGGTGGCGGCGTTGCAGGAATTGAGGCAGAGGGCGTCGAAAGTATTAGGGCACAGTGATGAGCGGTCTGGAGACGCAACACGAAAGCGACACAAGCGGTCTGAATCAGCACGCATCGAAATTCCTGAATGCGTTAATCCAGCACGTCGCTTGCAATGTCTTGAAGATCCAGAGCGGTTCCTTCGCACCTACATGCCAAAGAAGTTCCGCCAGCCATTCGGTACTGTTCACAGTCGTATCATCCAGACAATTCACGATCGAGCGACAATGGGCGGCAAAAAAGCCGTGGCAGCTCCACGAGGTCGCGGAAAGTCAACCATTGTCAAAGGAATGCTGATCTATGCGACGGCTGCTCAACTGGTTCGTTTCATTGTTCCAATCTGCGCCACAACAAACTTGGCAGGTCGAATCTATCGTGACTACAGAAACGAGTGGGGCAACAACGATTTGTTGTTCCAAGACTTTCCAGAGATCTGTGCGCCTGTCCGTCATCTTGAGGGCGCACCACAACGGGCGGCAAGGCAACACGTTGATGGACACCTCACGCATATCAACTGGAGTTCGACTGACTTTCTGCGACTTCCGCGAGTGCCAGGCAACGCCAATGAGTTCCTGAGATCACTCGGGCGTGAGTGGTCCCCATTTGGTGGAGTCAAGATGGCCTTTGCTGGTCTAGACGCCGCATTTCGAGGCATGAACATTGACGACGATCGGCCAGACTGCCTGATCATTGACGACCCGGAAACACGAGAATCTGCCAAGTCGTTTCAGCAGATTGAGGACCGAATCGAGATCATTGAAAAGGATATTGAAGGGCTGGAAGGCCAAGACAAGCCACTGGCAATGGTGATGGTGACGACACTCCAGAACACGTATTGCCTAAGTGCTCAGTTTACCGATCCAGAGCAAAAGCCAGCATGGGAAGGCGAGCGGTACGGATGGATTCAGAACTGGCCAGCCCGTGGTGATTTGTGGGATGAATACATCGCAATCCGCAGACGCTCACAACAGGCTGGAGACAGGCACGGCATGGAGGCGGTTGAATTCTATCTGGCAAACCGCGAACAGATGGATTTGGGCGTTGTCATGCTGGCAGACAACTTCAAGGAAATTGTTCTGCCAGACGGACGGCACGCGGTTCATTCGGCCATTCAGGAAGCATACAACAAGATCAGCGACACGAATCTTTCGGCATTCAAGGCAGAGTATCAAAACGATCCAGACAAAGAGGAACAGGCGGAAACATCAGCATTGACGCCGGGCAGGGTCGCTGGCCAGTTGTCGCGAATCGAGCGTGGAGTGCTGCCAGAGGAACGAGTCTTTTCGTTCATTGGTGTCGACATCGGCAAGTACAAGTCGCATTGGGTCAAGATTGCCGTCACCCGCGAAATGGTGGGTTGGGTCGTTGATTACGGCGTCATTGAAACGCACGGGCTTTCCAAGTATTCAACCGGCGAGGCAATTGAGTTGGCGATACTGGACAGCCTGAAGCAGTTTGCCGACAGCGAGCCATTCCATGATGTGCAACCGTTGCTGGTGCTGATTGACTCCGGCGACTACAGCGAATCGATTTACGAGTTCTGCCATCAGATGGGCGCACCGTTTTTTCCGTCAAAAGGATGGAGCCGGGATCGATTCCACCAAAAGAAACAGACGGACGACTACGAGCCATTCCTCGAAGCCTATGCCCACAGAACAATGGACAGCAAGCGGCGCGAGATGTGGCTTTACAATGTGCAGACAGAGTTTTGGAAGAAATGGGGCCAGGAGCGTTTCCTTGTCAACGCCTTCATGGACCAGACTCGTTTGCCGGGATCAATGGCGATTTTCGATCCGCCACACGGCGACCAGAAATATCACCTGCAATTTGCCCGGCACATGGTCAGTGAGTCAGAACAGTTGGTGCCGGTCGATGGCAAGGTCAACAAGCGTGTTTGGGTCGTGCATGACAAAAACAACAACCACTGGCTTGATGCGTACGCGCTGGCCTGTGCTGCGACTGGATGCACTGGCTTGCGGTTGATAAATTCAGAACCAGAGCAACCAAAACCAAAGCCGCAGCAGGCACCGAAACAAAGGCTCGTGAATCCTCACGGGCAACCTTTTCTGGCAACGGAGAGATGATAATGGCGAAACCACTTCCACGAGTTGATTCACAAGAGCAGGTTCTTCAGCAACCGCAGCGGCTGGTCACACCACCAGCAAGCGAAGGCTACATTCCGCGAACGGTTGATGTTAGGATGACGCGAGCGCAAGCGGCGATTCTTCGAGACAAGTTGCGTCAGTTGCAAGACAGCGGGGCAACAACAGCGGACGGTCGGCCCGTCAATAATCGTGCGCAAGCAGTTCGATGGATCATTGAAAACGAAGTGGTAATCACATGAAGAAGTCAACATCAGCAGCGTTAATCATTGCAGGCCCGTTCATGGTGCTCATTGGAGCTGGAATAGCTAATGGGGCAGTATCGCACAATCCAGCCGATGATGCCTATTATGACATGATCCATGCTGGCGGCGTCGGGCTTGCGATCATCGGGCTACTGCTGTTCTTCTTTGGCTGTATGTGGTTTGCCAGGAAAAGCTGACACGCCCATCAGAAAATCAGAATATCCGGCATCTATTTCGTGAATCGCCAAACCTGATAGGGTTTGCGTCATGGTGATCGCGGATATCGAATCTGATCTTCTCGAATACGCCGACTTTGAAGAAGTCGCCAGCGTTACACGCGCCAAGAGTTTTATCACGGCGGCAAAACGCTGGTTGATTCTTCGGGCTGAATCCGCAAGCAACCAAAGCAGCTCTTTGTCAATCGGCAAGAACTACGTTGAGGCAATGCTGAAGCGGGCACAGGACTTCGTTGCTGGTAACGACTCAACAGGCGGCGCGGTTGGTGGTGTCAAGTTTCTTGGCGTCGGAGAAAACTTCCGATGACCAAAAAGACAAAGACCATTCAATCCGCATTTGCCGACATCCGAGCGGACTACGATGCGACTAGATACAGTCGGTTTGTTCGTCGCAGAACTGGCGTTGCTCCGATGGGTGCCAGTGCGGATTATCACTTCCGCACGGAGAAAGAGTATTACGACCTGATCGAGCAAGCCCGCGACATGGACCGCAACGACGGGCTTGTTGGGATTCTCGCCAATCGTCGCGTCGACAACATCGTCCAGAGCGGCTTTACGCTCGACCCAAAAACCGGCGACAAGGGGCTTGATAATGAATTGTGGGCGTGGTGGGAAGATCTGTCGACCGACCCAGACGCCTGCGACATCACTGGCGAGCTTACCTGGAAAGAGATCGAACGTCAGTGCTGCCGTTCAGAATCGATTGACGGTGATATCATCGTCACAGGGACGGAAGATGGCTCGTTTCAGCTTCTCGAATCTCATTTGATTCGCACGAAGTCAAAGGTTGAGGACACGTTTCTTGGGGTCACGACGGACAAAACTGGGCGGCGAGTCCAGTATCACGTTGCGGATGAGCTAAGCGAGTTCGGGCAATTTGGTGATGTGACTCCGGTTGACGTGCGAAACGAAGACGGTGTTCGCCAGTTGTTTCATGTCTTCAATCCGAAGCGAGTCAACATCACACGCGGCGTGACGCAACTGGCTCCAGTGTTTTCGCTGTCGGGGATGCTGGAAGACATCAACTTTGCAAAGCTTGTACAACAACAGGTTGTCAGTTGCTTTGCGGTGTTTCGAAAGATGGCGGCGGGCGGTAATCGGTTGCCATCGGCTGACAGCAGTTATGGGGACGCACGAACGGAAACAACAGCATCAGGGACGCGGCAACTTGAGGGCGTTTCTCCTGGCATGGAGGTTGTAGGCCAGCCGGGTGAAGAACTGCAAGGCTTTTCGCCAAACGTGCCAAACTCAGAATACTTTCAGCAGGTCAAACTGATCCTGCAAATCATCGGCGTCAACTTTGGCTTGCCGTTGTGTTTGGTGTTAATGGACGGCAGCGAAACAAATTTCAGCGGTTGGCGTGGTGCTGTTGATGAGGCACGAAAAGGATTTGTTGCCGATCAAATGAACCTTGTGCGGCGACTGAATCGACCAGCATATCACTGGCGTTTGTGGTGGGAGTTGCAGCAAGCCCGGTCAGTCTTTCGCAAGGCATACAGCAAGCTCGGCAATCTGATTTTCCGGCACAACTGGAACCTGCCAACGTGGTCATACATTGAGCCGGTCGCAGATGCTCAGGGCGATGCTGAGCAGTTGAAAAACGGACTGACATCTCCACGCAGACTGCATGCGGCGAGAGGTAAGGATTGGGAAGAAATTGCAGAAGAGTCAATCGCTGACAACGCCTATGCAATCCAGCGAGCACAGCAGCAGGCGGCCAAACTCAATGCGGAATTCCCGAACGGCGCACAAATCAACTGGCGTGATTTAATCGCGTTGCCAATGCCGAACGGAATGACAATGACGATGCAAGATCCGGCGGCGGTAGCGGTTCAGGAAAAAGCAGCCGAGACGAAGACAGAAACAAAGCCAGCGGCAAAGCGTAAGGCAAAAGCCAAGGTGACGGCATGAAAACAATTCGAATCGATGGAGTAATTGGAACCGGACCTGACGAAGTGTCAGCGTCAATGGTGCGCGATCAGCTTCCGCAAGATGGTTCACCGATCAAAGTCGTAATGCACTCCGAAGGCGGATCAGTTTTTGAGGGCTTTGCGATCCATGACGCACTCGCTCAGTATCCGGGACCGAAGACGCTGGCAATCGAGTCGTCAGCGTTTTCAATCGCGTCGTTTATCGCCTGTGCATTTGATGATGTGGAGATCAGCAGCAACGGATACATGATGCTGCACAATCCGTATGCGATGGTGGAAGGTGATGACGAAGATTTTGCGCGTCAGTCTGAGATGCTTGGCAAACTGAAAACATCAATGGTCAAGGCTTACTCAGAGCGATCGGGGAAGCCAGAAGAAGAAATCAAAGCGATCCTGAAGGCGGAAACCTATTTGAACGCGGAGCAAGCCGTGGAAATGGGGTTGGCGAAACGCATCACAGGAAAGCCAGTCATCGGGCGAGCGTTTGCTCGAATCAAAAACATGCCGCACGGAGTTGTCTCTGCCTTGTTTGGGGCAGGCTCGGACGGCGAGAACCGCGAGACAGAAGGAAACCCAATGTCTACCGCACCAGTCGCCGCCACTCTGCAAGAGATCAAAGCGGCATTTCCAAAGGCCAAGGCCGACTTCATCGTTCGGTGCCTTGAAAAATCTCTTCCACTGGCATCAGTCGCCACAGCAGCCGCTGAGGAAATGATGGCAGAGAATCAGGAACTTATGGCCAAGTGTAAGGCAATGGAAGAAGAGCTTGCCAAATACAAGGCCGCAGACGTGACCATTGAGACTGAGGACGAAGAGGAAGAGCCGGTGATGGCAGAAGAAAAGCCAGAAGCCAAAGCCAAAGGCGTCAAGCCAATTGCCAAGGCTCGCACTGGTCAGCCGTCAGCGTCTGCCCGATGGACACAGGCCGTTGACGCTGCACTGGCAAAGACTGGTGGCAACAAAATGAAGGCGGTTGCACTGGCAAACCGCAGCAATCCCGGACTTCGCGAGGCGTATCTCGCAGAAGCGAACGCTCGCTAATCGGCGGCGTAAATCTGTTTCATTCATCACTTCTGTGAGGAGAACTCAATGAGTCAGTTTTTTGAAAGCGGCGTAGTTCCGGAAACAGCCGCTGGTGCGATTGGTCAATACTTGCGAGTAAAGACACCCGGAGCCCTCGCGCTTGCTGGTGCTTTGGAGCAGGAAGTCGGGACCATGTATGCTGCAACGTTTGCGGCTGGTCCGTGCTCAGTTCGCCTGAAGACAGCACAAGGCACACAAAAGATGGTTGCAGCTGCGGCCATCAGCAGCGGTGCCTATGTGTACGGTGCGGCATCCGGCAAAGTGTCCTCTGTTGCCAATACGAACGTGATTGGCATCGCCAAGGAAGCAGCCTCCGCCGATGGCGACATTATCGAAGTGCAGCCGGTGAATCAGGCTGTGGAAAATCCGGTAACGCTCGCATCCGCAAACGGTGCCATTGCACTTGTGCCGGGAACTGTCGTGATTACCAAAACCGGGTCGCTGGCAGCGATGACGCTGGCAGCACCAACAGCCGCTCAGAACGGCCTGATTCTGCGAATCACATCAGCGACCGCCTTTGCCCACACGGTGACGGCAACGGGGTTGTTTGATGATGGCGTGACGGGCGGGTCAAAAAACACGGCGACCTTCGCAGCGTTTGCGGGTGCGTCAATGGAGGTCATGGCCTACGAAGGCAAATGGCACACGATCAGCCTCAAGGCTGTGACTGTTGCCTGATTGAGTCCCGATGCGTTGCCCGGTGGAGGTGGCCACCAAAGCCGGGCGACTTTTTCTTGTGTGTTCCATAATCGCGTTGCATCGGGGAGAAAGAAAATGCAATGCCAGCTCCATCAAGCAGTCTAGCCACACTTCGGCCAGACTTGGCAACGTTCCTTGAATTTGATCTTGAATCAGAAAAGGCCGGATACATCGCAGCACAGGTTTTCCCTGTGATCGACGTGATGAGCCAGGCCGGAAACTTTGGCAAAATTCCGATTGAGCAATTGCTGCAAGCCCGCGACACAAAGCGAGCACCGGGCAGCGGATACGCTCGCGGAAATTTCACGTTCACGCCAGCGACCTACGCAACCGAAGAGCACGGAGCAGAAGAGCCGGTTGACGATCGTGAAGCGAAGATGTACCGCGACTACTTCGACGCGGAACAGATCAGCACTATGCGAGCGTTTGCATCGGTGCTGCGAAACGCTGAACAGCGTGTCGCAGATGCTGTGTTCAACGCAAGCACATGGACTGGCGCGAGCCTGACCACCGCCATCACACATGAATGGGATGACGCCGTAAACTGTGTTCCGCTGACCGACGTTGAGGCTGCTGTCCAGAAGATCTACGACAACAGCGGATTGTGGGCCAACGCTCTTGTGATCAATCGCAAGGTGTTTCGTAACCTGCGAAACAGTGAGCAGATCATTGAGCGAATCAACGCGGCTGGTGCTGGCTCTCCAAGCAAGGCGTCAGACGTAACAGTGCAGATGCTGGCTCAGGTCTTTGATCTGGACTACATCATCGTCGCGGGCACGTCGAAGAACACGGCGGCGGAAGGCAAGGCCGCAAGCGTCAGTCAGATTTGGTCCGGTGAGTATGCAATGGTTTGCAAAGTCGCCACATCAAGCGACATGCGAGAGCCTTGCATTGGTCGCACTTTCCACTGGTCGGAAGACGGATCGTCAATCGGCGGAACGGTCGAAAGCTATCGTGACGAAACGGTTCGCGGCAACGTGATTCGAGTTCGCCACGATGTTGACGAACTTGTTCTGTATCCAGAAGCCGGTCATCTGCTGAGCAACATCACGACATAATGGGCACGACGTTTGACTCACACTTTGCATCCGCAGGGTTTCCGATGCTGCTTGATCAGTTCGGAGAGTCGATCGTCTACCTACCAAATGGCGGCGGGCCTCGCAAGATTCTCGCCATTATCGAGCGAAACCCGCCAGCCATTTTTGATGGTGCCGGAAATGCTGTTTTGCCAACCGCAACGCTGCGTGTTTACAACTCAGCACAATCAGGCATTGCGTCACGTGAGGTTGATATCGGCGTTGATGAAGTGGAATTCCTGCTGAAGATTGGTGATTCAATTCCAAAGCGGTTTTCATTCATGACGTTGATGTCACAGGATTCCGGTGTCACTCAATTGGCGGTGATCTGATGACAGAGCCAGTTGTTGAACAGATCATGGCAAACATTCGCGACCGGATGGAGGTTGCGTTTGATAATGTCCATCGATCAACACGCATTGCGACATGGCAGCCGAAAGACTGGTCGCTGCATGTGTATCAGCAGTCTCTGGAATCTGCACCAGACGTTTCGTGTCCCGGGAATCCTCCTGCACAGGGCTGGTTGCTGACGGCAGTTGTGGCTGGAATCGTCAAGCCATCCGACAACGAAACAATCGCAGTTGATACGTTCCGGAACCGAATGGGCGCGGAGATTATCGCGGCGGCAACAGATGCAGACAACTGGCATTCGTGGGGTGGTTTGGCACTCAATACAACGCTTGGAAACGTGGAGCCGTACATTGAAGAAACAGGCGGCACAAGTGGCGTGATGGTTCGATTTGCGATCACGTTTCGAACAGACGAAAACGACCCCTACACGGTGCGAATATGATCGCCATCGAAATCAATCG